ACCTAAATCGGCTTGCGATATAGTAGCAGTACCAATTTCAGCATGTAAATTTGAAATTGCTTCAGTGATTGTATTAGCATCTGGACTATTATCATCAATACCTACCAATGTAGTAGTACCAATAAATGATTTTATAGAATTAATCTGAGCAACTATGTCATTTGTATTAGCAACGACATTACCAAGTGTTGCAGTACTAAGACCAGTTCTATTACCAATAATTGTTTGTAATTCAACAATACCAGCAACTACATCATCAGCAGTAAAGTTAGTAGCATGAGTTCCTGCATTCGCGTCTAGTGTATCGATATTCGTTACTAAATTATTACTTCCAACAAGAGCTGTTTTTAATTCAACTATTGCTTTACTTAAACTTGGAACATTGGTTCCTAAAGAATCATCTGTAAAACCTTTACTTACTAAGTCACCAGCAACATCACCAATCTCAGTGTGAAGGCGCGCCATCGAATCAGTTATTTTTTCACCAGTAGTAATAGCAGAAATATCTGTACTACCAATAAAAGCTTTTATTGAAGTAAGAGCTGCGGTAAGAGTAGATTGAGCATCTGCAGTTGCACCTAATGCAGCATCAGATAAATCAGTATTACCTATGAAGGTCATTACATTTTCAATTGCACCTGATACAGTTTTATTATTTGCTGTAGCAGTAAAGCTAGTTGTATGACTAGGTAATGTTGTATTACCAATTATATCATGTAAATTGTTAATTGCAAGTTGTAAGTCAGTAGATCCTGACATATTGTTTTGATCACCAGACATACCAAATGCTGAAGAAGTACTTAAACTTGCAACAGTACCAATATCGTCTTGTAATTCTAAGATTGCATCAACTGCACTACCAAATTGAATAGTATAAGTATCGCCAGAAGCACAAGGAGTATTTAATCGAATAATAGATGAAAACGTTTGTGGTATAGCAATTAAGCCAGTGCCATCAATTAAAGCTGCAGCAATAGTATTACTTTCAGTAGTTTTAGATTTAAGTGGTAGAGAAGTTGAAAACGAACCGTTAACATCGTATAATACAACCTTAGCAGTAGTAATGAATAGTATCTTAGCAGTAAACGCTGCAGAAGCAAAGTTATTCCCTTGGAAAACAGTTTCAGCTTCAAGGAATGTTGCAGGAACAGTAGCTGTAGAATCAAAGGTTATAGTATGAGTAGCTTTAGGTATATGAAAACCTGTAGTCGAAGTAACGTCTTGAGTTAATTGAGTTACTGTACCACCGTTAGTTTTATATACTCGAACATAACCATGATTTAATGAAGCAATCTCTTGTCTAACAACATTTTCATGACGAATTATATATGAAGTAGCACTTGCTAGCTTGATATCTGCTATATCATTTGCTGCTGTAGAAAATGTTCCGGTTTGGTTTTTAATTAATATTCTATTATTTGAAATAGAAACAACTTCAGCAGAAAATGTTGTAACTGAAGATCCATTAATTTGAGAAATAATACTTCCAGCTACAATATTTGCATTTCTTTTATTTGCTATTGTACCTGTACCAGTTATACCACTAAGAACGATATAGCCCGCAAGCATATCAATTTTCTTATCTGGTGCTAAATCAATTCGCATTCCACTAGAAATAACCCCAGTAGATTGATCTTGAATAAATTCATCACCTGTAGTAATAGAAGCACCTTGCACTACAATTTTAGTTTGATCAGCAAGCCGCGATTCTTTATCTAAAGAATCAGCGGTTTTATTTACATTACTCGCGACCGGCCCTAAATCAAAAGATACATCATTTGTAGACTGTCTCCAATCTTCGAACGTTGATGATTTTGATACTCTTGTTTCTTTATTTTGCGACATTATTTACTCACCAGTTGTTTTAATAAGTTTTTGATTTCTTCAACATCTGATTCTAGTTTATTAATCGTTTCAGTCTGTTGAAGTTCTTTTTTAGATTGCTCTATCTGTCTTATTCGTGCTTTATATGCAGATTCATTTATATTTATAATAGCATTTGAAACAGTATCACGCATTAGTGATATATCTTCTTTTACTTTAGTATATTTTTCCATATTATTAAGTTGCTGCAATTGCTCTAAAGTTTCTTACCATAGGTACGTTAGAAGAATCCTTTCCTACTATGACTATTTTCATAGCAAATACTGTAAATGAATCAGGTGGAGTAATTTGCCATTCTACATTATCGAATCCAGCTTCAACTGCAATCTCGTTCGTAGGGCTTGCATACGTCCATGTTTTTAAATCGAATTGTGAATCAGTACCAGGTGCTACTTTATAATACAAATAAATATTCGAATCAAGAGGTCTTAATACATTCGCAAGAACTCTCAATTCAGATGCGTTATTTTCTAAACGAACTTGTTTAGTTATATAGTTATTTATATCATCCACACCAAAAGGTAGCGTATTAGGTACGTAGAATCGGCCTCTATTTGTACTATTACCATAGTAACTAGCTTGTGTACTTGATCCACTTGCAGTTGAAGCACCCGAATTATTATAATAAAAGTTTTGAGTAGCTCCATCTGGACCATATTGATTATAGCACGAAGGATCGCTTATTCTATTTTGAGTAGCATATAACGAGAATCTTCGACCATCAATAACAGGAGATAAGAAACTTGAATTAGAGTTAAACGATACAGCTAATCCAAATGATTTGTTATCATAAGGTGAAGCAATTAATGATGCAGCATGTACTTCATTTTTAGCTGATGCAACTACTGCTGGGTATTCTAAAGGAACATTAGAATTTAATGCAATGTCTTGACTAGCAATAGGTTGATAATCTAATGATTGATTTCTACGACCTACTGTATCACCGTCTACAGATCTACCAGCAGTAGTATTAAAACTAGATACAAGATTTGTACCAGCTGGCTGAAAGTTTTCATTATAGACATATAAGTTATTAAACTGAGTATTGCTTTGTGCAAATACTGTATTACCACCACCAATAATACTTAAAGTTGTTGCTTGTACTGCAGCTCCACTTGCACCTAGTGTAATACAATATGAATCATGTTCTATGTCATGTACAAAATGACCAGCCGTAGCATTTAATTTAGCAGCAGCAATCCCATTTTCTGTTACACACCCTGTGAATACTACTTTACTGTTTTTCGTTGAGCTTGCAGCTCCTACTTGATTACCAGTATACATGCCATGATTTTTATGGAATACTCTGATTACCGTTGTATCACTATTAGGTTTAAGAATATAAGTGAATGGATTATTTTTTAGATGATCCGCTTCTATTACATCATTAACGAAGTTTGCTTTATATGCGGCAAGTGAAGCATTTGCATTAGTTGTAAAGTTTGCACGATACAAGTTGAATTTCAAATCTCTCAATTGATGTGGTGACCACGTTGAAGCATTCTGTGAAGTAAAGAATACACCATTGTATGGTTGTTTAACAATAAGAGGAGGAGTTGCTCCACCAGCTGGAGTAATATCAACTCTACCAGTTTCTGAAAAGAATACTTTCCAAAGTTCAGAAGATGCAATTAATACAATAGCGTATTCAGTAGATTCTGTTAAGTATACTGGATGCTCGAATGTTATAGGACATGCAACTGATGAATCAGCTGTAATCATACCAGCATAACACGTATTTTCTGAACGGGCTATACCATTAGAAGCACTAGTAGTAGTAGCACTTGCAACGAATGAATCACCAACGGCTGGAGTTGATGCGTGATGACGATCTCCGTTTGGACCATTTTGATTTCCAACCCAACCAGCATTAACCCATTGTCCTGCAGTACCAACTGTGTGAATGGTATATGTATCACCTATAGCTAATGCATTACTTGGATGACCAGTTGTATGCGAACTATGATAGATAGTTACATCAGAACCAGGAACAGCTTTTTGAGTTGGTATACCATTCTCGACTAATCTTAATCCTACACGTAAAGGAATACTAACTTTTTCTCCTGTACCACCAGTAGTATCAGCACCTGCAACAAACAAATCAAGCTTAGTCGTAAACATACCACCAGACTGATCACATATAAATGTTTGTGCTAATGGATCAATATATTTTACATCTTGCGTAGTCTTAGTTAGAGAATCTTCGCGAATAGTTTGATTATCGCTTAATTGAGTTGTTTCGATTCTCGGTACTCTTGTTGTATGAATCGTTTGTTCTAAATGATCAATTTTACCTTGACTAAAGTAATTTGCTTCGGCATAAGAATTTTCTCCTGTACCACCAGCAGCATCATCGGAGAGTTTAAACTCTCTTACACCAGATTTAAATCTTAGACCATTAACACTATTGGGTATCTGGAACATACCGAATAACTTACCAGCCGAGTCACTTATAAGAGCAGCAGTACCTTCGATTGCATCATTATTCATTAAAGCTTGTATATTCTCTATACCTTCTCGCATAGTCCATTCAACGAATCCATCAGCGCCGTAACCAAATGCAACATTCTTGCAATATGAACTTACATCAATTCCATCAAAGAATGGATAAAATTTAGTATTAGGCTTTAATTGTTCAGCTCTAAAATATATTTTTCGAGGTCTAATAAACGGTGTTAATTGAGTTTCTACAATCTTAGTACCTTGAGATTCTGTTTGAGTATCAATTACAACTTCGTTTCGGAAACCATCTCTGATCTGATCACGGAATGTAGTTTCACTCGATATTGTTTCGGTAACTTTTATTCTTAAACCATGAGTATCATTTAGACCAGTGTCCCACCACTCTCCGTTTGGATCGTTAATTAAGGCATTCACATCGATGTGTTGATTGTCATATGAGATCGTACCGCTATTAGCATCACCATTATTCCAATGATCACGCAATGAGCCGGTAGAAGTTGCCATATTTCTAGCATTACCATTCGAATCAAAATCAGATGTTTCTAACTGAGTTGTAGTTTTACTTATTACATCTCTGTCGACACCAGTATGAGTCGTTTCCCAATGATTCCAAAACGTACCGATAGCATTTTCTTCTTCTAATACCGCTAACAACGAGTTATATACACCAACTTGATCAATCACTACATCTGGTCTATGCATAGTGTCCATCCACTCATCACTATCAGGTGATAAGTGCATAACACCACCCCAAGTAAATATATTATATGGATTAACCTTTATGCTATCAGCAGCATAAGGCTGCTCGATGAATGCTGTATTGCTATATGGCAAAGTGTATATAGAATTCTTTTCTACGATTTGTGATTGTTTAGGTTCAGTGCCTACACCTGCTGCACCTTTATCATTTGCATATCGTCTTAAAAGCACGTTTTTTGTATTTGTATGTGGCCTTAATACACCCGCTGCTCTATCAATAGAGTTTAAATAATCTGGGTGATTTACGTTTGCATTCTGATGACCCTTGAATGAATCGACAAAAATACCATTTTTAAACATAGGATTGCCACTTGCATCTAACATATGATGATCAGTAGCGGCTTTTTCTAAGAAGTTTAAAGATGTATAATATTCTAATCTTTTTACTCGATCATCAATTGATGCAATATCTTGCATTTGATAACGTTTATAGTCGTGAGTTTTTACTATAAACTCTTTTACTGGAAGCTGTGCATACATATAACCATTTAAAGTTACAGTAAAAAGAGTCATAGCATTTGCTTTATCTTCCGGAACAACTGGATTAATCGCAGGAACACCTTGAATAACACTAAAAGAACCTTCTTTATCTACTACAATCTTATCAACTCTTGGTGGATGAAAGATTAGATCAGAAGTCATCTTACCACCTTCAGCTGGTGGCTTACCTTTAATATTACCTGTTCCACTATTAAATTCATCACCTAAAGTAATAGCACCTGTTACAGATTTAATAGGCCTAAAGTCAATAGAATCTCTTAATCTGTAACCTTTATATCTAGCATTATATGAAGCCTTTTCAGCTGCAGCACCACTTCCCGTAAATGAATCAATTGTAAAATAGTCACCAGCTCCGTGTGCGTAATATTTATATTTAATTTTTATATTAGTGATAGCATTTTGAGCTCCTTTCGGAATCATCTTTGCTTCTTCATAGAAGGCTTCTCTTTGGCCATCATCAAAAGTAAAGCTATCTTTTATATTATTAAAGAAAGTAAATCCTACATTATCTGGATCAGAAGGTAATGGTCTATCAACAGTAATTACTGTTTTGCTAGAAGTTGTAGTAACAGAAGCAATGTGTCCAAAACTAACTGGCTCTAGATTTCCTTGATCAGATGCAGTCGTAACGATTTGCATACCAGGATTTAAGTCTGAAGTTATATCTGCAGTTAATGTTATTGTATTACCACCAGTTGAACCAGCAGCACTAGCTCCTGTACCAGTATGATCAGTTGCAGCATCATACATATAGTATACTCTGGCGACGTCAGCTTTATTTAATCCAATTGGACTATGGCCGTCAAACTTGTATGCAGCAAATGGTGCAGCATCTGTATCTGAATAAGCTCTGGTTCTAGTTCTTAAAGATTTATTATCACTTGGATCAGTAGAAGTTTTTTCAATCGTAATAATAATATTACAATCGGTGTCATCATTGAATTCGTTTCCGCTGCCTTCAACGCCACCTTGCAAACCACTGACAGTAACTGTACCACCAGACTCTGAAACATTAGTAGTAAAAACTGCTCCAGGCTGATCGTCTTGTGTTAAGAATCCAGTAGTACCTACTAATGTTTCACCCGAGGCTAAAGTAAATGTTCCACTAGTAGCTGCTGCGTTAGTAGTCTTATCAAACTTATATTTTTTCTTAAGTCTAGTTCGTGGAACTTCGGCATTAGGCGACGTAGCAGAACCGGCAGAATCAATTGACTTATATGGGAATTGAAAGATTTGACAAGATGGATCACTAGTTCGTGTATTAGAATATAATTTACCAACTTGATTTTCAGTTACTCCGGTGTCTCCGGAAACTGCAGTTGTTACAAGAAAATCATTAAAGTCTGCATCAGTACCACCTTCATGGTCCTGATCAAAACGAGCAACTTGTGTTAATGAACCTGCTGTAACATTCACATCAAATACATGTAATCTCATTACACTATTATCAGTGCTTGCTGGATGTTTTTCTAAAGATCTAAAACGACATGTACCTAAACCAAGAACAGGAGCATCTAATTTAATAGCAGTTGCTCCTGTTTCACCAGCAGGAATAGTTACATCATAAGTTGCACCGTAACCAGTACCACCACTTATAATTTCGAAAGTAGCTACACCAGCATAATCGATATGCATTTTAAATTCAAGGCCATTACCGCTACCTGGATTAGTTACAGGAAAGTCAAGATCTGTAGTAACTGTACCATCTGCCGCGGTCTTTTGAAAGTTATTCGTACTGACGTGAGCTAAAATTTGTTTATATATCGTAGTCTGTTCTGTCCTACTTCCAGTTACACCAGCATTATCAGTAGTAGCAAAGTGTGCAATCGCAGTACTATTATTATCAGCATTTTGCATTGTTGCAATACTAAAGTCATTAATATCTGGCATACCAGTCATAGTACTTGCTTTAACTAAAAAGAAGTTACCATAATTGAGTTCTCTTTCAACGTCACCAATTGCAATTCTATCTGCAGTTGCCCGAGGTTTTTCAAGAGTAATATATTTTGTTTTTGTATTTTCTACTCTAAATCCTTCGATATACATTGTATTCGGGGAAATACCAAAAGCTAATCTATTTTGACCAAATGTATTAGCTGCAGCAGTATTTGATACTGTTGCTTCTTCTGATATAATTGTAGCAGATTTCTTAAATCCGTTATTACCACCTTCATCATTTAAATATTCTCTTACTTCGTATTTAAATGCTGAAGTTGAATAGTTACCAGACTCTTCATGAGTTCTACGAGCTAATCTCTTTGTAAGCTCAGTTGTATTATTCTTATCAGATTTATCTGAAGCAATAACACCATTTTCGATAGTCATCAACAATACATAATTTGTAAAATCAGAGTTTGGAGTAGAATCCTTTGCTGTCTTAATTAATTTAGTATCGATCTTATATCGATCTGCACCAGGCGCAGAAAGGTTTGTTGTTCCTGCAGCATTATCGTTCAACGTACTATCGACAGTAGATGCTACAACAGATTCAGTAACATTTAATCCTACATAAAATGAAGGAGTACCTGAATACTTTTCTAATATTAAAGATTGACCTTTAACATATACGAAAGTACCTTTAATAAAGTACGCACCTTCTTCAATATTAACAACTGAACCAACACCTACAGCTCCAGCGGCTGTAATAGCAGAATCATTCGCAGTGTCGCTAATGAATGCACCCGAACCAACAAATTCAGCAGCTGTTGCAGTTGAAGCACTACCACTATTTAATGTATCACCATTACCAAAACCCACCACTCGAGTTTTCTTAGCAGCATTGCTAGTAAGTTGCATTACCTCACCAGCAAGGAATGTTTTATTTGCACCAGTAGATCCATCACCTTCAACGTATTGAACATATAGTGTAATAGGATCGGCAGCACCTGCAGCGTTTAAAGCTCCTGTAACGGTCGAATCATTTACATCAGTACCAGCTGCATTAATAACTTGAAGTACTTTTGCTTTTACACCACTAGTATTACCTTGAATGATGCTGCCTTTAAAGTCAGCCATATATGATGACGTAACGAAAGCACTGCTGCCTGTTGTAAACGCATCTTCTACTTTTACATAATCATATTCATTATTAATAGAAAGTTTACCGCCAACTACGCGTGAACCATCATTAAAACTATATTGACCATGATAGTCAATTTGGCGTTGTATTGCAGTCTGCATTTGCGTAAGCTCGCGAGCCTGAACTGCAACGCCAGGTTTAAATAATACTCGATGATAGTTTTTAGTTTCATCGAAATCATCCAAAGTGTAACCACTATTAGGATTAGTATTTAAGATTGTAATTGACATATTTTATTTTCTCTTTTAAAATTCAATGATTAGTTTAACGTCTTCAATTTGAGAAGTACTTCTTTGTATCGGGTCTCTATTTTCAAGGAATAATACTTCACCTGATCCTGCATCAAATTCAGCAACACCTGCTACGCCAATATCATCCGAAGATGCAGCCATAGCAAATCCGCTATTAGCAACTCCACCAGTCGAGATTGTCATATCAGCGTCAGTTGGTGCAACATAACCAGTTAAATCATTTTGAAAATAATAAATTCGTTTATTCGTTGTATCTACATTTACTATATATGCTTTAAATGCAGGACTAGCAGTATTCTGAATAACATAATCTGCAGACTGTGCAGCGGTTGCTAGCAAAGCACCTTTAGTTGCATAACCAGTACCACCACCTGTATCATATGTAATAAATCTTAATGCGTTTAAAGCTCCAGCTGGTGTATCAGGAATAGCATTACTTACAAGAGGATTTTTAATAAGTGAAATTTGTCTAAAGTCTTGACTATTTGCGATTTGAGTATCTGCTGTACCACTTATTTGTACATTGATTGCTACATAAAAACCACCAAGTTCAAATACTGGATCACAACCATGTCCACCGCCTGTTGCTGCAGTACTAAATCCTGGTCGACCACGTGGTGCAATAATAGGTATAAATGTTGCAACTGCAGATGGACTACCGCCACCAGAAACAACAGCTTGTGCAACACTAAAATTAGTACCAGGATTTGTAATATTACCGTTTGGTGCAACTATGATATCTTTAACAAAAGTACCTGATGTGTTAATATATCCAGTATCAACACCTGCACTACCACCGTTAATCGCAAAAGCAGTTCCATCACCCGTAACAGTAATTACCACTGCAGAACCGTCTGTATTATAACCAGCACCACCGGAAGTAAGTTTTAATCTTTGAATCCCTTGGTTACTCGCAATAGCTCTCGATAATGTTTGTGATTGCTGTTGTGCAAATAGTGGATTAGTATCAGCAAAAGCACCAAATGTTAGGACACCAGTCGCA